TCCGTTCGGGGTCGCTCCAGGCCTTCGCTGGAGGGGTTGTCGGAACCTTCGGAGCCGGAGCGGGCGCCGAAGGCTTGTGCAGGTCGCAGGCCGGCCACGGGCCGAACGTCGTCGTCCATCGCTTCGTGCATCCGGGGGCACGGCACAGGAGGGCGCGCTCGATGGCCTCGGCGGACTTGCGCGGCATGGCTCTACTGGATTCGCTTGATGGCCGGCGCGCGGGCCGCGAGGCGCTTCGCCATGTCCGGGGACTCCAGAGCCTTCGCCGCGTTCTCGGTCGCATGCTCGCCCTGAAGCTGCAGCGGCGCGTCAGCGGGAGCGCCCCGCGTGGTGAACGTGCGATGGAAGTCGCAGAAGCGCCTCTGGAGGAACTGCTGTTCGTCGTTCGGGACGCGACAGATCGCCGACCAGCCGCCGAGCTGGCTGATCGTCTCGTGGATGACGGGATCGCCGAAGTCCACGGACGCATACGCGCCGACTTCGGACATCGCGCGTGTGACGCGATTCCAGGCCAGGAGCGCGCGATCCGTGAACGTGCCGCCCAGCTCGCGCACGATGTCCGCCGGCTTCGGCGGGAACTGGCCCTTCTCCGGGTGAACGGCGTGCGCGTTCAGCGCACGGCGAACCTGCTCCAGGGCAGCGCCCTTGCAAGCCTCCCACCACACCGACAGCGCGAACTCGCTGGCGTCTTGTTTGTAGAACGCGAGTACCTCTGTGATGAGGCGGATGAACTCGGGCTGGTCACTCTTCTGCATCGCTGCCCCCTTGGTTTGCCAGCCAGCGCTCGCCTACGGCGCGATTGCTCGCTTCGAGCTGCTCCTGGCGATTGACGTGTTGAGCGCCGGCCGGGCGCTCGCCCTTGACCCACTCGGCCTCGAAGCCTTGCCAGCCGCGCGCCAGACACTTCAGGATCGCCTGCTCGACTGTCCAGGATGCCTTCGAGGCCTCGGCCGCGATGCCATCCCAGGCGCGCGGCGTCAGCGGCGCGCGCTTCTTCCGGCGGAGCGCCAGGAACTCCTCGGCCGTCTCGCGCGTCAGGCCCTTCGCTTCGAGATCGACGACGGTGAGGGCGGGCACGGGTGCCGCGCGCTTGCGCGTGGCACTGGTATTCCCTGCCTCTGCCTCTGCTTCTACTTCTACTTCTGCCTCTGCATCGGTTGACGTGTTGATTTTCGTTGACCGCGTGTTGACACGTGTTGACATGCCGCGACGCTCCCGGCTCTCCTGCTGCTTGACCCGCAGGTATTCCCGGCGGTCTTCGGCCTTGCGAAGCTCGCGGTACTTCTGGTAGTTGACGATGCGCCAGCCCCAGGAGCGATGCTCCTCCAGCAGGACGATGCGGCGCCCCTCCTCGTCCGGCGTGCGGCTCATCGGGTCAGGCTTGGCGAGTTCCTCGATCCCGCGCTGGATGATCTCCAGCGGCAGGCTCGTGCGCCTGGCGACGGCCTGCGGCGTCATGTCGATGTTGCCCTCCTGATCAGCCAAAATGATGAGCTGCTGGAACGTTACGAGCGCCTGCCAGGGGCCATTCGACGCCAGCGTTCCGTCGTACATCGATGCAAAGAGCTTGCCGAACACGTGGTTCCTGTTGAGTAATGTTGACAGTCAACACTGTGTCAACATCCAGTCGGCACGTCAACTGCCCATCGGAAAAATATTCTTGTCGTTTCTAGTCATCTTCTGACTTGACAGGCATGAAAAAGCCCGCTCTATGGCGGTCTTTGCCGGGGCGCGAGATCGCTCACTCTCCGCAGTGGAGCGCGCACGCGTGCGGGTTTCGTTTCTGGCCGCCCTTGGATGAAAACGGGCTCCGGTTGAGCTGCGCGGCGAGCCCCATGATGATGACGCGCCGCGAGCGGCCTACCTCGTCATGGACGTAGGCGCGCTCTATCGTCGCGTCGCCAGCGGCCTGGCACGGGAAGCACCCCACCCGGTCGAACCACTGGTACAGCGGGTTTGCTTCGGACTGCGGTCTGTCCTTCGGGTGGCCGCCCAGGTAGTCGAAAACCTCGGCTGTTGACCAGTCCAGGATCGGAAGGCGGAACATCACGCCGAGCCGCGCGAGCCGCTGCGGGTACTTCGCGAGCACCTCATGAGGCGGATACAGCTCCATGTCGACTTTGTCGCTGTAGCGCGCCCGGCGCTCGCCGCTCTCGGCCGAGCGCATGCCGTACCAGACCTGAAAGCCGCCCTCGGTGGACTCCGTGATCCGCTTGCGTTTGTGTTGCAGCCTCGAACCCTGAGCCAGCGCCAGCTCGGCGAGGTAGCGTTTCGTCGGCCAGATTTTCAGCTCCTCCGTACAGAACCGCGATCCGCCGTGAGGGAATCGGCGATGCTTCAGGATCTGCTCAGGCACGGAACCGGCGCTCACGGTGTCGATCTGGATCGGGCCGTAGAGGTCGCGGATGCGTTCCAGGTGCTGATAGGACAGTGGATGCTCCCACTTCGTATCGCAGAACAGACCCCGGATCTCGTGGGGCTCGAACTCCTGCCTCGCCAGCTTCAGGCAAACCTGTGAGTCCTTCCCGGTGCTGATCGGGATCACCACCTTCACCGCCATTGCCAGCACTCCTTCGCGATCTCGATCAGCGCGTTCCTGAACGGCTCGGGCGTTGCGTTCCGGAGCTTCGTTTTGTCCTTGCCGCCCATCATGGCAATGATGCCGACGCGACGGGCCTTCTCGTAGCCGTACAGCTCCAGCGCGCGCGGGTGGATTCGCTGCTCGGTCTTGCCCCACATGAGTTCGGGCAGGTCGCGACGATGCACGCCGTAGACCACGAGCCACGTCGCCTTTCCAGCCGGATGACCGTAATGGCCCTGATAGACGCAGCATGTCCACCCGCCATCGCCGCTCGGCACCCACCCACCCGTGCGCGGCGGCTTGATCAGGCCAAAGGCGCCCCACGCGTGCGAGTCCGCAGGGTGCTCGATCACGCCGCCATGCTTGCGCACGTAGTCATGCGCGTGAGCGAAACATCCGCCATCGCCGCCGAGCTTGAACTGGTGCGGCTTGCGCGTACTGCCGTGCCAGAACCTCCCCCAGCGCTGGCAAGGCGGGTGCGCCACGGCAGGGCCGATTCCCCAAGCTTTTCGCGCGTCCCTGGCCTCATCCCATGGCGATATGCCTTCCAGGCCGAAATAACAGCCTTCAGTCTCGACGTAGAGGGCGGCGATCATTGGTTCCTTGTGGTTGCGTGTTGCCGGGATGGCCCCACTCGACAGGCGCGAGGCCTGGCGGCTGGGGCCGGCGCGAGGCCGGCGGAATCACTCGTTGACGGGGCAGGCGGCGTAGTTGCCGACACGCTGCTGGTTCCAGCGCTGATGCTCTTGCCAGTTTCCGGTAGGCTTGACGACGGTCTGGAAGTGATCCGTCCTGTCACCGGCCTCGCGCGCTTCCTGGATGGTGTCGAAAAACGGCGTAACGCGGATGCAGAGGTGATCGTTTCCAGTCCAGGCGGCGTACTTCGTGTTCATGATGTTTTCCGGTTGGTTTCGTGCTGCGATGTACGTAGTATCGGATTTCCGAGACTCTCGGTCAAGCGACACTCTCGAACTTTACAATTGACCACGAAAAAAGCCTCCAGGCGCAGAGGCGCGTGGAGGCGAATGCCCGCCGGTGCGGGCCAGGGAGGAAGGGGGTCAGCCGGTGCCGCCAGCGCCGACACTGCGGTTCGGCTTGTTCAGTTCGGCGATAAGGGCGTCAGCGGCCAGGACGGACAGGCGAGCGATTTCGCGCATGTCCGCCGGGCTGGGCCAGGTGGCCCCGGCGCCGGCAATGCTTTGCATGGCGCGCGCGGCGAATTCCTCGCGAATGGTCAGTCCGTAGGAGATTGTTCCCACTCCATCCGGGAACGCCGATGCTTCGGGATCCGTGATCACTTCGAGGCCTCGTCCAGCTCGTCCACCATGTCGCGCGTGCGCGTGTCCTTCGTGGGCTCTGTGGTTTGGCCGCCGAGCACCCACAACAATTCGGCGATGATCGCTCGATTGTGATGCTGGGCCTGGGCTTCTAGATCGCCGATGCGCTCCTCGATCTCCTTTCGCGTCTTGAGCTTCGGCAGCTTCTCGGCCGCCGCCTTCTCGGGCCGGAGGACTTCACGCTTCGCGCGGGCGCGGGCGTGGCCTTCCTTGCCGGCGGTGGAGCGGATGATCTCCTCCACCTTCGCGGTCTGCTGGGCCGGCGTCAGGCGCGCCATGTACTTCGCGTCCGTGACGCCCAGGTAGCCGCCTTCGATGGCCTTCTGGACGGGCTTGGCGCAGTCCAGGAGCGACAAGTAGCCTTCCACGGTCTTGCGGTTGCAGCCGAAGGCCAGCGCCACGGCGTCGTCGTCCTGGCCGAGCGCCTTCATGCGCTGCATCTTGTTCGCGATGACCAGCGGCGGATCAGCCTGGCGGAGCTGGTTCGTCGCGACCATCACGCCCATCATGGTCGCGGCGCTGTCGCCCTTGCGTGTGGTCGCCGGAACCAGGATCATCGGGCGCCCTTCGGCGTCGAGGCGTCGGTTCGCCTCGGCCGCGTTCTTCACGCGCTGTCGGCCATCGACCACGAGCACGGCGCCGGTATCCGGGTCGCGGGTCACGATGATCGGTTCCAGCACGCCGTAGGCCATCATGTTGCGCACCGTCGCCTCATCGAACGGGAGCGCGTGGCGCTCGTCGTACAGCGGATGCGACGGGTCGGTGACGATGGTCAGCTTCTCGGGATAGAAGCTGAGCAGATTAGAGGAGCCGTCGGCTCCGTAGGTCGTTTTCGAGTTGGTTCCCATGATGCTCAGTGTTTCGGTTGAAGTTCCCGCCGTTTTTGGCGGGTTCGTGCTGCAATGCTCTTGACCCGCTCCGGGTTCTGTTTAGCCCAAGCGGCGGTTTTCTTGTCCATACACGGTTTGCATGCCGTAGCCTTTTTCTTGACGCTGGATGCCCTGTTGTCCGCACTGAATTCGGACTCGCTTTTGACAACCCCGCACTTCTGACAGAGCTTCATTCCGGCCGGAAGTGTCCGCCACGAATCGCCGGGCATGCGACCGTGTTGAACGTTGCACCGCAGGCACACAAGCGCCATTGTTCCGTCTGCGTAATGCTGCAGGCTGATCGTTTGGTTCCCGCTCTCGGCTCGAATCCATCCCATGGAGCGACCGCAATCCGGGCACTCCATGGACTTGTGCATGGCCTCCAGTTGCTCCCATGTGGGCTGAGCCTTGCCTGCGGACTTCGATGACATCCGCATTTGCTTGAACCGGAAATGCTTCACGCACAGCCACTGATTCCCCTTCTGGCCGTGTGACTCCGCCCCGCATCGACGGCAAGGCTCGCTCATGCCGGAACAACCACCCGCTTCGCCATGAAATACGGATCTCGCTCGCGAACCGTGACGACTCCGAATGCATCGGCCACATTGCAGATTTCGAGAACCAGGCCCAGGTGACTCGCGGCGCGGACGAGCGCGTTCGCGCGGTCGGCGATCTCCGAGGCCATCGCCTCGCGGGCGATCCGCTGGATCTGTTCTTCGGTCAGGAAGCGCATGGAAGCCATGACGTTCTCCTCTCAGGGGATGCGGATGGCGGCGCCGTGGCCGGAGCCGCCTGAATAAACGTGTTCTTTCTGGTGCGCGATCTCACGTTTCACAGCAAAGATCGCTATCGCGGTTTTATCCCTGGCACGATCCAGCCGCTTCAGGTTGCGCTGACTGTTGCCTCCGAATGCCTCGATGTCGCATTCCTCATCGCGCAGCTTCAGTGCACGCTCCACAAGTCGGGTAAGGATGATCATTTCGCGTCAATCTCCAATAGTTCGGTAGTCGAATGCTTGTCGCTCGCGCTGATCAGCAGGGCGCACCCCAGGGCCACGAGTACCACGGCAATGACCGTGCGGATCCCGCTCCTCACGCCGCCCCCTGCGGTCGGATCGGATTTGGCTTGTGGCGCCCATCGCGGTACGTCTCTTCGGAGAAACGCGGTTCCGCCGGTCGCCACGCCTCATCATCGGCGCGCAGCTCGCCGGCCGTGATCGCTTCGAGCTTGAGCTGCTGATGGTGCGGAATGCCGGTGTGCTTCCACTCGGAAACAGTGTTCTCCCGCATGCTCAGCGCCTTTGCAATGGCTCTGACAGTCAGGTACTTTGTGAGGGCGTCGTCCATAGTCATGGCGTCAGTATCGACGTTCCGATAGTCTCGGTCAAGCGATATTTGTCACGCACTTTTCGCGCAATTTCGAAGCGCGACTGTTGACTCCGAGTCTCGGATGTCCGATACTTCTTCCATCGCAACACGAAACGCACCGGAGGACAACATGGCCCGAGCACGCACCACCACCTTCGTCTTTGATGGCACCGATTACTTCGTAGCCCACACGGATCAGGGTGGCGTCCGCTTCGGCCACAAGTCTCTCCACTGCATCGATTTCCCGCCCACCCATCACCTTTACGACGAGGCGCTGGCCCTGACCGAGGAAACCGCCGAAGATTTCCACGACATGCTCATTGAAACCGGCTTGCTCATGCTGGCCTGAAGGAGTCCCGAATGTCCCACCCTCTGAACCGCGTGGCGCAACAGCTCCGCGCCGCCCAGGACGCCAGCGACAAGCTGAACGCGTTCCTCGCCAAGCGCGCCGATGCCGGCCACTTCATCCGCACCATCGCGAAGGATCTGGAGGAAGCTCTAGCGCTGGCGGAAGCCTCGCTCATGGCGGCGCGCCCGAGTCTGACCGATCACATCACGCTCGACAGCTCGGAAGTCCGCATCGACGGCGCCACGCGCGTGGAGGGATCGGTGTGGCTGGATCTCGGCGAGCGCACCGCATGAAGGGCGCCGATTACACGACCGAGTTCGAGGACAGCGCCGCCGATCCCTACTTCCGCGCGGAATGGATCGGCTGGGTCGACTCCCCGCCCGACGCGCCGCCGCTGTCGTCGGTCTGCATCGACGGAACGACGGCCGTCGCCTGGGGCGAGCGCGATGGCGTCCTGTACATCCTGGATGCCTACGAGGTCGAAACCTCCGGCGCCGAGCCGGCGATCCCGTCGCGCACGTTCCGGCCGATGTTCCTGCCGCCCGCTCACCGGGTGAGCTGGAGCCCCGGGATCATCCTGGCGGCGGCCATCGCCATCAGCACATCGACGCTTGCCGCTCTGCTGGTTCGCGTCATCGTCAACACCATCCGGAGCCATTCATGAAGCACAACATCAACCCGAAGACCGGGCGAGTCGTCACCTCTGCAGGCATCGAAATCGGAGTGGCGCACCAAGCCCGACCGGCACCCATCGGAAGCCATGCGGAGGTGATTCAGGCCGCCCTGCTGCGGCCGCCCACCAGCCAGCGAGCGGTCGCAGTCCGCCACCTCTGCCGCAAGGCGATGCGCGCTGCCGGCCGCCTGGCGATCCTCGTCGCCGGCCACTAGTCTCGCTTGCCCGATAGTCTCGGATCTGCGATACTGCACTCTTCTACAACCTGGACGCCCCATGACGGACAACACCAAGCCCACCGGGCTCGCGCTGCTGCGCGTGCCTTTCCCCGATCACCAGATCGGCAAGCTCGCGAAAGCCAGCAAGGCGCAGAACGAGGCGGCGAAGGCCAATCGCGAATTGGGCGTTTCGTGCCGGATCTGCCACACCTTCCACCACAAGAACGCCGTTCACCTGGACTATGTGGGCCATGCCGCCGTGACGGATCGCCTGCTGGAAGCCGATTCAGCGTGGAATTGGGAGCCCGTCGCCTTCGGCGAAAACGGTCTGCCGCAGTTCGACAACCTGGGCGGCCTCTGGATTCGCCTGACGGTGTGCGGCGTCACCCGCTACGGCTACGGCAACGCCGATCCGAAGGGCTCTTACGCTGACGTAGGCGCGCGCGAGAAGGAGGTGATCGGCGACGCCCTGCGGAATGCCGCGATGCGGTTCGGCGTGGCCCTGGATCTCTGGCACAAGGGGGAGCTTCACCCGCCCGAGGTGCCGAAGGACGACACGCCGCCCGGCCCGGACGATCCACCGTTCGACGGCCATCCGGCCGACGTGCCGAGCCGCCAGGACGCCGCGCCGCCTCCGCCGCCGGCCACGGATGGGAAGAGCGACTACCCGAAGGACGAGTTCGCGAAGGACTTCCCGGCCTGGAAGACGGCCGTCGAAGCCGGCAAGAAGACCGCCGCTCAGGTGATCGCCATGGCCTCCTCTCGCTACCGCCTGAACCCCGTGCAGAAGGCGAAGATCGAGGCGCTTCGCCTGAAGGGTTGAGTCTCGCTTGACCGAGAGTCTCGATTACCCGATACTCTCGTTTCCCATCCACAAACCCGGACACACCATGGAACGAATCACCCACCAGCTCACTCAGGGCTCGCCCGAGTGGCACCTGTACCGCGCGCGGCACGACAACGCCAGCGACGCCGCCGCGATGCTGAACTGCAGCCCCTACAAAACGCGGAATGAGCTGCTGCATGAACGCTGGCTGGGCCTGCAGCCCGAGTTTTCGGACTACGTTCAGGAGCGCGTCCTGGATCGCGGCCACACGTTCGAGCACCTCGCGCGCCCGCTCGCCGAGGCGATCCTGGGAGAAACGCTCTTCCCGGTGACGATGAGCCTGGGCTCCATGTCCGCGTCGCTGGACGGCCACACGTTCGACGACAGCACCAATTGGGAGCACAAATCCCTGAACGAACAGCTCCTGGCCGTGATGCCGGAGGAGTTCAATCCGGGCTCCGACCTGCCGAAGTTCTACCGCGTGCAGATGGAACACCAGTTCATCCCCAGCGGCGCCGAACAGTGCCTGTTCACGGCCTCGAAGTGGAACGGCGAAGACCTGCTGGACATCCGGCATGCGTGGTACTACCCGGACGCCGAGCTGCGCGCCGAGATCGTGGCCGGCTGGGAGCAGTTCCACAAGGATCTCGCCGCCTACGTCCCGCCCGAGGCCGAGAAGCCGAAGCCGGCCGGCAAGCGACTCGATCAGCTCCCGGCCCTGCGCGTGACGATCACGGATGGCAAGCTGTCCACCGACACGAACCTGGCCGCCTGGAAGGCGCATGCGCTGAAGACCATCGGCAGTGTGAACCGCTCGCTGGTGACGGATGAAGACTTCGCCACGGCCGAGAACATGGTGAAGTGGTGCGAGACAGTGGAGACGAACTGCGACACTGCGACGGCCTACGTCCGCTCGCAGGTCGAGGACATTGACGCAGCCCTGAGGGCGCTGGAGGACGTGAAGGCCGCCTCCGCGAAGGTGCGCAACGAATTGTCCAAGCTCGGCGACCGCCGGAAGAAGGAGCGGAAGGAGGAACTCGTGGGCGATGCTGTGGCCGCGCTCCACAAGCACGTCTCCGACCTGAACCAGACGCTCGCGCCGTACCGCCTGCCGGCCATGGCCCCGGACTTCCAGTCCTGCGTCAAGGGAAAATCGAAGTTCGCGAACATGAAGAACGATCTCGATTCACTGCTGGCGAAGTCGAAGATCGAGGCGAACGACATCGCCGAGAAGATGCGCGCGAACATCGCAGCCATCAACGCCAAGCCCGAATTCCTGGGCCTTTTCGCCGACGCCGCCGCCTTGATACTGCAGCCGGCCGACCACCTCGCGCTCGTGATCCGCACCCGCATCGCTGACCACGAGGCCGAGCTGAAGCGCAAGGCCGAGGAGGCAGCGCGCGCGGCCGAGGAGAAGATCCGCGCCGACGAGCGTGCACGAATCGAGGCCGAGGAGCGCGAGCGCCGCGCCCAGGCCGAACGCGACGAGCAGGAACGCATCCGCCAGGCCGAGGCTGCCGCGCGTCAGGAACGCGAGGCCGCCGCCGCCGAGAAGCGCCGCCAGGACGAGGATTCCGTGCGCGAGCGCGCGCAGGCCGACGCCGACCTGGAGCGCATGGAGCCGACGCGCACCGAGCGCGTGGCCGAAACCGTCCATTCCGCCGGTCTGCCGGCCATGGAGGCGCCGACCCCGGCACCCGCGCCGGCTAGCGCTCTCGATGAGGAGGCGACGCTGAAGCTCGGCGATCTTTCCGACCGCTGGGGATGCGTGCTGAGCGCCAAGTTCATCGCCGAGCTTGGCGTTCATCCCCGCAAGATCGAACGTGCCGCCAGCCTCTACAGTGAGGGCGACTGGCTCCGCATCCTCCAGGCCATCGAAGCGCGCGCGCGCCGCCTGGCCGTACCGTTCTAGCTTTGTAGTGGTAGCATCGCTATCACTATGAGCCTGACTCACGACAGACTGCGCGAAGTTCTGCGCTACAACAAACGAACTGGCGTCTTCACCTGGAAAGTTGCTGCAGCACATCGGCGCAAAGCTGGCGATGTGGCTGGCAACGGATCCGGATACCAGGGGAGGCGCCGCATTCGGATTGATGGAACGCTGTACTACGCCTACAGGCTGGCATGGTTCTACGTCATGGGATCGTGGCCGGAGAACAAGATAGATCATCGCAACGGAGATCCGACTGACGACCGATGGACGAATCTTCGAGACGTGACGCATGGCGTCAACATGCAGAACCAGCGAAGGGCCACAAGGCGAAACGCTACGGGCCTTCTCGGTGCTCACGTCACCAGGGAAGGCAGATTCACATCATCAATCACCACCGATCACAAGAAGAAGCGACTCGGATCGTTCGATTCGGCCGAGGCCGCTCATGAGGCTTATCTGAAGGAGAAGCGCCGCTCCCATCCTGGCTGCACCATTTGAGGACACCATGACATTCAAGCGCAAACCGGCACAAGCATTCGAGACGACGCAACGCCCGCCCATCCAGATCCATTACGTCAAGTCCGACCAGCTCGCGGGCATCGGCTATGACCCCGAAACGCAGACGCTCGCCGTGATGTTCCGGCCGCCGGTCGGAAACTCGGCGACGGTCTACTGCTACCCCGGGATCACGCCCGAGCAGGCCAGCCAGGCGGCCGGCATGACCGGAACGCAGTTCCGCGCCATGATCAAGGGCATCAAGTTCCAGAAGTTCAACCCGGAGCCCTGCCCGGTGAATCCGGACTACTCTGAATGAACCGGCGACAAGGCAAACGCGGCATGCCGCTCTACGCGAGGATCTGCGCCCACCTCATGGCGGGCGCTTCCACTTCGCGCGAGGTGGCCGAGGCGCTCGGCGCGGGCGTCCTGGGCATCGTCCGCGTCATGCGGATCATGCGTCGCTACGAGCTATTGCACGTGGTGAGCTGGCGCCAGGATGTCCCGTGCGGCATCCCGAACGAGGTATGGGGCTTCGGCCCCGGCCGAGATGCGCCGGCTCCGCTGACGCAGAAGGGCAAGGTTTCGAAGAAGCTGCCGAACTATGCGCTCATGCCGATCAGCATCGAAACCAGCTCCTTCGCGCGCGTGGTCAAGCACCTCCGCGAGACGTGCACCTACCACGAGCTTCGCGACGCCACCGGGCTCTCGAACTCGACTCTCGCGCCGCTGGTCGCGCAGTTGCGCGCGCTGGGCCTGATCCACACGTGCGAGTGGATCCGGAACGCACACGGGACGCCGACGCCGATCCTGCGGTGGGGCGCACGCTTCAGCGTGAAAGAGAAGAACGCAAGCCGGCCGGCGCCACTTGGCAAGGATCCCGCCAAGCGACTCGCGCGCCAGCATCGCGAGAAGTTCCGCAATCTCGCTCATCGGATCGTGCGCCCTGTTGCGCACGTCTCGGAACTCCGATAGTATCGGGATTCCGATTCCTCAACCACGAGATACACCCATGGACATGCAATACATCCACCGAGTCGGCGTCCAGGCGGCCTTCCGCACGGCCCGCGAGCTGTACCCCACCGAAACGGATCAGCAGTGCCGCCAGCGCGTCGCCGATGAACTGTGCATCGACGTGCAGGCCGTCGAGGACTCGCTGAAGCCGGCCGAAGGCCTGTCGGAATGAGTGCCGCCACTCAAGTCCCGATGCCCCACCCGTCGCTGCACGCGGGGCAACGCCTCGCGACCAGCGCCTACGCTCGCCATCAAGTGGCGGATTACGGCGACGCGCGCGCCGCCGAATCCGAACAACGCGCAATCAAGCTGCGAGAGCGGATCTCGGAGCTGGACGTGGAGTGCAACCTGCTGCACACGCGTGCCCGCGTCGCCGAGGAGGCTTTGCAGACCACCATCGAAGAGGCGCGTTCGCTGTTGTGGAATCCGCAGCCGCAATGCTGCGGGAACACCGTCGTCGGCGCGGAGTACATGGGCTCGGTGGAGCTGGTCTGTTGTGGCGAACCCGAGCTGGACTCGCTCTCGGACGCCGAGATCGTCAAGCGCTTGCGCGAAATGTTCCCGCAACCGAAGGAGGCCCAGGGATGACCATCGAAGCTCAAGCGCTCGCGCGCGCGATCCTGGAGAACGCCCAGGACTTCCGGTGGACGGTGCAAGGCATGGGCTTCATGCGGCTGCACCTGGCCGGTCACTGCCGCCTCCACGTGTGGGACAAGCGCTTGCGCGTGCCCGGAGTGTCGATGATCCACGATCACCTCCAGTGGGCTTTGAACTCCACCATCCTCTCGGGCGAACTGGTGAATCGGATCTACCACGAATGCCCTGGCCCGCGACCGTTCGATTCGATCCCTGTTGTCAAATACAACTGGGCCACGATCAAGCCGGGCGCAGGATGCTTTTTCAAAAGCGGTGTACAGACAACATGGTTGACGCGGAAGATGTTCCCGGCTCGCCTTTTGCCTGGTGACACTTATCGCCAGAAGCCGGACGTGATCCACGAAACGGACGCACAGGACGGGACGGTGACGATCATCCGGAAGGAGCCGACCGAGGATGACTCGGCCCGCGTCTTCTGGCCAGCCGGAACCGAGTGGGGCAGCGCCGAGCCGCGCCCGGCCACGCCCGACGAGGTACGCCTGGTCGCCGAGCGCGCGCTGTTCCGATGGGATGGCGCCGCATGACGCCCTCACGCGCCCACCTGCGCCAGCTCCGCGACCTGCTGGGCCGATTCGCAAAATGAGCCTGCGCGCGCCGCTGGCGCTGGAGTCGTTGAAGGCCCGAACCGAACCGCGCCCGCAGTGGTTCGGGTTGGACGCGAGCCTGGGCGAATGCTGGTGCGCGCGCGGGCGCGGCGTGCGCCTGTGCCGTGGCGGCTACGCGCGCATGGACGTTCGCATTCGCGGGCTCGACTGGCAGACACGGCGCCTGTCCATGCACCTCGTCGCCTGGATCCTGGATCACCTGGGGCCGCTGTCGCGCGATGACTTGTGGCTGGCTTACTGCGAGGTGCGCGCGAGCGGGCTTCAATTTGATCACGCATGTGAGTCGCCGGACTGCATACGACCATCGCACCTTCATGCACTCGTGACGCAGAGCGAGAACATCCGAGCCGGAAAAGATCGCTCATTCGCCAGGCTTGAGCGCTTGCAACTCGACGGCGCTGCGATCGATAATTGGGAGCCAGAACCGCACGAGATCGAGTTTTGAATGGAATCCAAACCGCTGCCTGACATCGAGGCGCTTCGAGCGCGTGTCCGATATGACCCTGAGTCCGGCTTGTTCCATTGGACTCACTACAACCGATCACAGCGTTATGGCGGAGTCGCTGGCCGCCCATGCCCTCGCGGCTACCTGCGAATTCAGCACGACGGCCAAAACGTGCAGATGCATCGCATTGCATGGCTGTTCATGACGGGGGAAGACCCTCACGGTAGGCAAATCGACCACATCAACGGCGACAAGTCGGATAACCGATGGTCGAATTTGCGGCTGGTTGAGCCGGTGACGAATTCGCAGAACTTCAGGGGGCCGGGAGTGCTCAACACCTCCGGATTCTTGGGCGTCTCGTTTTGCAAGCGAACCGGACGGTTTCGAGCCACGATCCGACACGGGCAGCATCAACGATCACTCGGATATCACGAGACTGCCGAGAAGGCTTATGCCGCATACCTCAAGGCGAAGCGCGAGCTTCATCCGGGTTGCACGATCTGAATTGTAAAGATCGACCAGTCTCGCTTGACCGATACTCTCGGATCTCCGATACTGCATGCACACCAACCGAGCGAGCCCGCCATGCTGCTGATCTTCACCATCGAATCGGAGGCCCTGGCGTGCTTCCGCGCCCTGCAGAAGGCCCATCGCGCCCCGCAGATCACCGTGATGGGCGGCGTGTTCAGCGTCTCCTGCGCCTATTGAGCATCAACCCGAGAGAACCATGGACAACGAACCCCCATTCCGCTTCCACAACCCGAAGCCCCCGCGCCATGAGGAACCCTTCTTCGACGCCGTGGTGATCCCGGCCGCCGTCGCCATCGCGAAGGCGCTGGCGATCGTCGGTGGCGTCGTCATCCTGATCGCGGTGGCGCGCCATGCGTGAAGCTTCAGCGTGGGCGCCTGACGCCATCATCGTCAAGCACCTGGAGAACACGGCCGGGACACGTCTCTGGACGGTGACGCTGCCTAACGGGAAGGTCTACAAAGTGACGACGTATCCGGCTCCCTCCACGCTGGTCTACGTCGAGATCCCGCACAAGGTCGACCCGCGCTTTGGCGCTCGCGTCGTTCACCTCAAGAAATCCACCACGGACGCCATTCGACAGGCGATCAAGGATCATGGCTGAAACCACGCAAGACACCATCGCGGATCTGCCGCGCTTGATCAACGAACGCGACGCCTTGAGCGACCGCATCCGCGCGCTGCAACAGCGCAAGCGCGCCACCTTCGCGAAGTTCAAGGTCGGCGATCGGATCGAGTGGAATCACGGCCTGAACGGGAAGCGCCAGGGCATCGTTCGCGACTTCTGCGGCTACGATCACTCGGTTCCGGACTACGTTGTCGATCCGCTGCTGAAGAGCGGCGCGAAAGGCCGCCCGTTCGTGGTTCGCTCGTGGCACCAGCCGAAGCTCGTGGAGGCCGCGCCATGACCTATGCAACCACCCAGGCGAAGCGAGACGCAATGCGCGCGTACCGCCAGACCCCCGAGGGTCGCGCGGCGGCCAATCGCGCGAACGTGGCGCATCGCAAGCGCTACCGCCAGCGCCAGCGCGCACGCGATGCCGTGAAGCGCGCGGTCGCGGCTGGCCGGCTCATGCCGCAGTGCTGCGAGCGATGCGGCGATCCGGTGGCCGAGGCGCACCATCCCGATTACCGCCGGCCGCTGTTCGTGCAGTGGCTGTGCGACCCCGACCACAAGGCGGCGCATCGCGCGATGCGGCGAGGCTCCTCGCCGTTCTCGCGCGAGCGCTTGACCGACCTGTTCGCGAGCATCCTGCGGGCACAGGAGCGCCAGCGATGAAAGCCCGCCAGCACTTCTACAGGCTCGGCCAGAAGGCCGCCGCATGGCGGCTGGGCATAGGGCCAGGCTTCCGCGTCCTGTGCGGCCTGCCGACATCGCGCGCTCCAGATTGGGCCGTCGCTTGGTTCGATGCTGGCTACATGGATCAGGCCGGGTTTTGGGCGCGCCGATGAGCACCGAGAAGCCACTGGCGCCAGGCTGCGGCTGTCGCCGCTGCCTGCGCGAGCGCGACGCGCGCGACGCCGAGGGATGGCCGATCCTGCTGGGGACGATGGTGGTCTGCCCGCGATGCGGTGGCAAGCGCTGCCCGGCCGCCTACGATCACCGGAGCGAGTGCGCGAACCCACCGAGCTAGACGAACGTTCAGATCCCCGGCACACTCGCCGGGCTTGCCCGCTGCAAGTTTGCAGCAAACAACCACCTCCGAAGGAGATCCCGATGAACGAGTTCCGATCCGCCCGCCGTTCCCTGCTGGCCCTGGCCGTGGCCGCCTGCATCGCCGTCGCCGACCGCTGCATGGGCGCCATCTACGACGTGGGCGCCTATGCCTTCAACGCGACCTGTCGCGCGCTGGCGTTCGGCTTCACGCTGTTCCTGAACCTGGCGCCGGCCCGTGTGGACGAGCTGCTGCCGCTGGAGCGCCAGAAGCTGACGGCCGCCCAGGCGCGCGCCATGCGCGCCGCCAAGCGCGAGCGCCCGGTGATCTTCGCGTCCTAACGCATGAGCCCGAGCACCTGAACGGCGCGGCCGGCGGCGCGCCGGCACGCACCATGAAAAAGGCCCGCGATTGCGGGCCTTTTTTCGTCCTGCCGCCGGGCAGGTATCAGGCGGCGGCTTCCGACGCGCTGGAGGAGCCGCTGGCGGCCTCGGCGGGCGCGCCCGAGGTGCCGGTGGCCGCATCGATCTTGGCTTCCTCGGACTGCAGCGCGCCGGTCGCGGCATCGGCGGCGGCGCCGATGGCCGTGATGGCGTCGATGTCGGCCTGCGGGACGCCGTTGGCGAGCGACAGGGCAATCAGCTTGTCGATCTTCACGTTCGCGCTCTGGACTTCGGTCGCGAGGTTCTGGACGCGCTGGGCGGTGTCGGCGGTGGCTTGTTCGAGCGGGGTCAAGTGATGCTCCTTCAGGTGACGGAATTGGTCAGCGATGAACCGAAGGACGTTGCCCTCGGAAAGGAGGATGATACGCTCGATAGCACGCAGATCGGTGTTACCGGTCATTTCAGGGCCTCGTAGTCCCTGACGCAGAGCTGACCGCTGGTGCGGAGGCCGGTGACGGTGGCGGCGAGGTCTGCAGCATCAGATTCCGCCTCTGCACGCGCGCCGAGAGCGCCTGCGTACAGTTTCTGCCATCGCACCACTTCGGCAGCGGCGTCGCCTCCGGCCTGGCCTCCGCCGGCAGCGGCGGCACTGGCGGCGGCGGCAGCGCGACGAACTGCGGCGTCCCGCAGGCGGTAAGCATCAGCGACAGCGCCACGCAGATCGGCAAGCTGGACGGCCTGCGTGGCAATTTGTTCATGGGCATCACGGAGGTTCCCCTCTTGCAGTGCGGACGTTCGGGCGGCGCTGGCCGCCTGGGCGGCGCTGGCCGCCGCGACGGCGGCCTGGACTGGAGCCAGGGCCTCGCGCTTGACGCCCGCGTCATGGAAGCCGAGCCACGCGAGCACGGCGGCGACGAGGAGCGCGAGGCCCAGGGCCTCCAGCTCCAGACGGCTCAGCCCGAGCACGTCAGGCGGCCGGCTTGGCGGCAGCGACGGCGGCCTGCACCTTCGCCAGGAGCGCGGCACGGCGCGCCAGCACGGCGTCCGCATTGGCCTTGATCTGCACCTGGTCGGAGGTTTCGGCCAGGCGCTCGGCGAACGCGGTGGTCAGCTTCACCACCTCCTCGTCGGTATAGTCCTCCACGCGCTTCTCCGCGCGATGGAACAGGGCTTTCGCCGCCTCCACGGCGCCGTCGATCTTCTTCGCGGCGAAGTGGTGCGCCAGACCGTAGGCCAGGACGGCGACGAGAATGCACAGGGCGACGATCTGCAGGGTCGAAAGGTGGTCGAGATCCATGTAGGGCTCCTTCAAGGGCGCCGCTCGCACAGCGCCTGTTCAGCGGCACGGCGCCGGGGGATTCCGGCGCAGTGGTTCGCGGGGTCGCGGCAGTCCTTCCCGCCAGCGAACACGAACTGCCCAATAGTAGCGCAGGCGCTGTCCAGCCGGCCCGCCCTCACCTTGCCGGGGATTGAAGAGCGGCAGACGGCGCCCGCGCCCATGTTGTAGCCCATGGACAGGAAGGCGCCGAGCTGGTTCGGGTTCAGCTTGACCAGCGCCGCGTCGCCGAAGCACGGGCGCAGGCCGTCGAACGTCTTCGTCAGGTCGGCATGCTCCAGCTCGTCGCACTCGGCCTGGGTGAACTCCTGGCCGGCGTGCATCGGCAGGCCGTCCGGCCCGAGCCCGGTGTGACCCCGGCAGGAGGTCGGCAGCTTCCAGCCATACACCACATCCGGATAGGTGTGCGTCACGTTCCCCTCGAATGGGTGCGTGATCGTGGTGGCAGCGCCCAGGCCAGCCAGGACGAGCGCGGCGAGCGCCCCCTTCGGTGGCGGTAGCCGTTCAGCCACGGCGGACGGCCTCCTGGACGACGACGCGCGCCACGCCGCCGGCCGCCGCCAGGACGAACGAGATCAACGCACCGACGTTCGTCTGGCCGTTGACGTGGGCATCCCAGCCGGCTTGCAGAGCGGAGGCGATGGCCGCTGCGATGGCGAAGCGAACGCTCCAGAACTTGTGCCACGTGCTCGCGGCATCTTCGATCAGCTTCATGGAATTACCGGGCGTCAGCCCCTCCTAGTGGTAGGATGATTGTCTGTTTTAATAAACTAGTGTTTATATGCCGAAGACATACGCGGGGCCGCTTCGAGTCCTCTACCCAGCCGAGTACAGCTCCTGGCGGATGATGCTGGCCCGCTGCTACCAGCCCTCGAACGGATCATATCCCCGATACGGTGGAGCAGGCGTGCGCGTCTGCGTGCGGTGGCACACCTTCGCGAATTTCGTGGACGACATGGCGCCACGGCCGCCGGGATTGACCATCGAACGAATCCGCAACGGTGAGGGTTACCACCCGGATAACTGCCGATGGGCCACAAAGAAGGAACAAGGCCGCAACCGCTGGGGCAACCACAATCTCAAGTTCAAGGGCAAGACTCAGTGCCTAGCCGCATGGTGCGAGGAGATCGGCATTAGCCACGCCACGGCGCGGACGCGCCTTCTGCGAGGCTGGACGGTGTCCAGGGCGTTCACAACGCCCGTCAGGGCCAGTAGGGGTTCTTCGTCGTCCGGAATCGCCCATCCGGCCCCTGCATCACCCCGTACTCTCCACGGGCCGGGCTCTGACTCTTCGGCGGTTCAGGCGTGGCTTTCGGGACAGGCGACCCCAGGGACTTGAACGGCTCCGGCGGCGGGTCGGTGGTGCGGGTCATGGCCGGCTATTGCCCATGTGATCGAGCCGGAACTTCGAATCCAGCGCCATGTCGCGGATCTCTTTGATCTCCGCCGTCCTCACAGGAACGAGGGCCTTCAGGTTGTCCACGTCCACACGGAGAACCTGCTGGGAGGTGTCGGAGCGCGCCATGTAGGCATCGATCCTGTCGAAGTGATCCGACCACTTGCCGACCGACCAGGCCAGCGCACTCACCGCCACGGACAGCACCCCGAGCAGGGCCTGGGTCACGAGCTTGGCGGTTGCCGTATCGGCGTATCGTTCGAGCTTGGCTTGATCGAGCATTTCTTCCCCCGGATTCATATTTCGATCACCACCAGCCATCATTGAGTTACGAAATGATAACTGATCGCGATCAGTAAACTCGAACGTCGCTGATGTATGCGCTGCCTCCGTATGCAACAGATCCCGGATAAAGGGTATTGTTGGCACTCGCACTCGTGCCGGGCGTGACGTTACTCCAGGTCGGGCCGCCAATAGCCGGATACTCTTTGCCCCCCTGCATCTCGTAGGTCGCGCCTCCGCCGCCGTGGAGCGTGATTCGGACTCGATAGATCCCGCCCGGAGTCCAGCCGGATCCCACCGTTCCGCGCAAAATGCCGTCCTCGTAGACGTTGACGATTCCGCCGCCCGCGAAATTCAGCGCATGCGCGAAATTGTTGTTCGAGTAGCCGCTGCCGATTGCCCCACCCAGGCTCCAGCCGACGCACCCCCATCCGGTGCTCGCATCGCGTGGCATGAACACATCGACCAGGAATCGCAAACCCTCGGCTCGCGCGAATGATGCAGTGGTGTGAAGGCCGTTTCCGTCCCAGGCTCCGGTTCCAAACACCTTGCACCACTGATATGTCGTATTGATCCCGACATTGCCAGCCACAGATTGCCCGATTGTCCAGACGGACGTATCGAGCGCGGGCTCCATGAAGTCGTCTCGGAAGATATAGCTGCCGATGGGGTCGGGAATGACGCTCCACGTCGATGGGATGAGGATGTAGGAGACGGAGCCGCTACCGGATCCGACAGGCGACGTTTCGATTTCGCCGGCTACCCTCTTGCTGATCGCGAGGCTGAGTCTCGTGCTGAGGCGATCCGTACTTGAGTCGCTGATCTCGTTCGCGAAGTTCGGCCCCCACGTCCCAGCGATTCTCCAGATGATCCAGCACAAATCGAAGCATGTCACTTGCGTGACGATTGCGCCATAAGCGCCCGGCAAGAATGGCGCATGTGCACCGCCGCCGGAAACATTGACCGTCTTGACGGGAGAGGTGTCGATGAGGGTCTTTCGGTCGAAATACGTCGTCCACGGATCCGAATAGATTGGGATCGACGGATCGATGATCACGGCACAAGAGCCCGAGCCGGATCCGGAGTAGGTCAGGCTGTTGACGGCCATCGGGCCGCTGACATCACGCACCTCCGAGCGACCAGCACCCCCGATCTGAGTCTGCCATGAGGCAGTCACGTACTTCGTCTGCGTCGCGACGACGTAGCTAAACGTGTCCGTCTGGAGCGGCTCGATTGCGTCAGGCTCCAGCAGTGCGCATTGCATAGCCATGTACGCCGCACCAGGCAGCGACCCGCCGCCGCCACCGGGCGCCCACTTGACGCCGTTCGGCTGAGTGCTATCGGCGGTCAGCACTTGACCATCAGAGCCCACAGCCACGCGCGTGGGTGCCCCGGCAGTCCCGCCCGCGATCATGTCGCCCTTCGTGGTCATGGGCGACGTGAGAACGGCCGACCACTTGAGCCCGAGGGCTTGCGTGCTGTCCGCCACGAGGGCCTGACCATCCGAGCCGACCGCCAATCGGCCGGGGGCGCCGCTGGATCCGCCCCCCACCAAATCGCCCTTCGATGTGAAGACATCGGGCATCAGCGAATGAGTGCCATCCGTGGTGGATCCGGCGAGATCCGCCGCGATGGAGCCGCCCGTGATCGCAACGGAATTGTCATTCTGCGTCGCCATCGTTCCAAGGGGCGCCGCCACCTGCGGAAATAGTTGAGCGGTGCCGGCGGTCAGGAAGTTGTTTGCGAAATCACCCGCAGCCCAATTCAGGGCCGTCGTCCCCTCCTGGGCCCGCACCACGGTGCACACATCGCCCGTGCGCGCGGTGCAATACATGATCTCGTACGTCTCACCCGTGGCGGCATCGGTCAGCGTCAGTGTGAACGCCTGATCGACACCCGGGCTCGGGAACAGGCTGCCTGCGCCCGACGCCAGGGTCAGCGATGTGGCCGCGTCCGTGATGGCGGACGCCAGCGTGGACTTCGCATTGTTGGCGAACAGAAAGGTCGTGGTCGTCATGGTTCGCGGCTTACTGGCCGATCCAGGTGATTTTGTCGGAGGTGTTCGCGCCGACGATAAACAGGACGTTCAGATTCAGGACGTTCACCGTCACGGAGTCGCCAGGATCGAGCTGGAAGCCGTTGCCGAGCGTGACGCCGGCAGATCCGCCGATGTCGAGGGCAGCGGCATTCGACTTCGGTGCCTTGAGCGTGACGAGGCCCGAGGCGAATGCGACGTTCGGCAGCGCGACGGAGCTCGCGGTAGTGGCTTGCTGGCCGGTCTTGATGGTCATCGGGATTTCCTTCGTGTTCGATCACCAGCCGATGGCGATCCAGGAGATTTGATTGGCGTTCACTCGGACATTGAAGCTGGCGGTCGTGAATCCATCCACCTCCAACGCGGATGACTGGTTGTTGCACGAGCACACCACCGCAATGACTCCGTTCGGAAATGAATGCGGGAACGTCACGGCCGTGGGTGAATTCGGGACGATCGAGCGCGTACCACCCTGAAGGTAGACTCCCGTTCCCGCCCCGCCAGGGCCGGGAAAGGCCTGGAATCCGGGGTTCGCGAGGCTCAGGTTTCCGCCCGCGAATGCGGAGGTGGCAACGGCGCCGACCTGCGCGGCGGTGTAGTCACCCGCCTGAGGAACGACAGCGCCGGCCCGGCCGTTGAAGCTCGTGACGGCCGCCGCCGCCCAGGCAATCGCGGAGCCCGTCCAGCTCAGGACGGAGCCGACGACGGTCGGCGCGGGGACGAAGCCCGTTGTTCCGGGGGCGGTCTGCTGGAGGAGTTCGTTCGCCGCGCCACCCGCGATGCTGCCAGCCGTGCCGGAAGCTGGATTCGTGAGCACGTAGGCACCCAGGAGCGCCGACCAGATTAGGACACACGGGTAGCCAGCAGCCGGGATGTCGCCAGCGTTAAGGTTCGATCCGCCGTACTTCACCACGTTCTCGGCCGCCAGAACCGTCGTCCCCAGCGTCAGCGTCAGCGTCACGGGGCCGGTGTTCGCATTGGCGGCACGCAGGGTGAAGCACAGCGAATCCGGAAGGTCGGTCAACTCTGAGTCCAGCGTGGCCGTCAGGCTGTTCACGCCGGTCGCGGTGCACGCGGTATAGATCGCCTGCTGAAGCTGATCGATCTGGATCATCTTCTCCAGGTCGCCGCGCGTCACGAGCTGCTGCACGATATCGCCCGCGTTCCACGTCACGGCCGTCGTGCCCTGCTGGCCGCGTTGCACCGTGCACACATCGCCGGTGCGGGCCGTGCACAGGACGATTTCATTCGTCAGTTGCGTCGCCGCATCCTGGATCGTCATGAAGAAGCCCTGACCGGACGTGGGCGCCGGGAATCGGCTTCCGGTGCCGCTGGCGAGGACGAGTGTCGTCGCGCCTGCCGTGATGCCGCTCGCCAGCGAAGAAGATGCGTTGTTGACGAAGAGGAGTTGCATCAGATTTGCACCGTGAAGGTGTACTGGAACGGCAGGCGAAGGATGCCGGAGTTTACTGCCGCCTTGAGTGCGCTGGCGAGCGCCGTGGGCGCATGCGTGCTCGCGACGACGCTGGCCTGATTGAATGCCATGTTCAGGCCGCCAAAGCCGGAGCGGCCGCCATAGAACGCTCCCCCGACGATCCTGACGTTCGAGTTCGAGACGGTAATCAGCACGTCATAAGGGCTGGTGAACCTCACTGACACCTCGTAGGTCTGATCAGGGAAGATCGCACCGCGCAGGAAGCGCTCGACGCGGCGCTTCAGCCATCGGATCGAGAATTGATAACCGTCACCCTTGAATGTATTCCATTGGATGATCCGCTGATACGTCAGATCATCGGCAATGTAGTTCGTGGAACTGTTGACGAATTTCGATTCGTTGAACTCGTTCGCATTGAACTCGAAGGTATTGATCGGGCCGACCGCGCGCGGGCCGCCGGATGACAGGCTGGGTCGGAACACGCCATAAATGCTTGACGCCGCCCAGCTCAGGAGGTTCCCGGTCTGATTCAGGTAGACCGGAAGCTGGTAGTTGTTGACCTGATCGAGGTTCGCCTGACTCAGCGCGTTGTAGGAATAGAAGAACGCGGAGACATTCGCATCGTCGTCGTACTGGACGTAGACGTAGGCCGGAATCTGATGCGTGATGTTCACGGCTTCAGCCTTGAACGACAGCCACGTTGGCGGCAGAGGTGAAGAAGAACGACTCCGGATCACCCGAGATCAGCTCTCCGCCGGTCGGCGGATTCACCACCACGCTGTCGATGGTGACGACGAACGACAACACAGAGATCGCACTCTCGGGAATCGAGTCCTTCACAGCCTGAATGAACGTATCGCGCAAGATCAGGAGCGAGATCGGCTGACCCACCGCGATGGAGTTGATGTACGCCACGAGCGCCGGCTGGGCCAGCGCGGTGACGATGGCCGGAGAAACAAAGTTCGCGGTCGCGATGGTCTGCCACGTGCACACGATTCCCACCGTCTCCTGGGCGGGGACGACATACACGATCTGGTATGTGTCAGGGAAGTCGTTGATGGCGATGGTTTCCGTCGATCCGTGAGTGGCCGCACCCACCAAATCGAGAATGTTAAACATCGACTGATAAATGGCGCCCGCGACTTGGTAGGGATCGCCGCCCCCAACGATGACTTGCCAGCCGCCACCTGTCTGCCGGAACGAGATCAGGCGCGCCTGCACACCGCCCACATTCTGGAGCGCAGTCTTCACGAGCGTCCCGATGCCTGTGCTGACGGCTTGACCAGCCTGAATGACCTGGGCTTGGTATTGGGCGAGCGTCTGCGGATCACCACCCGGCACGCCTGTCGTCGGGTTGTTCACGAGGAGCGTGAAGCCATCGGGAACGCTGGTGATGACCTGCGTCACGGTGTTCTCGGGGATCGCCCACGTCCCCGAATCCACGGCAACGCAGAACGTCGGCTGGCTCGTTCCGACCGGGCCGGGGCCGGAAATGATGGCGGGGTCTTGCGTGACGTATTGATGGGTGCCATCGCTGACGATGAACCCGATGTTCACTACGAAGCCGGGCGTCCCACTGAACGTCACGAAGACGCTTGTGTTCGAGCCGAGGCCGGGCCGTACACCGTAGACGAGCCCGAGCTGTTTCAGGATGAACTCGTTTGCCGTGAGCGGCGAGATCGAATTGATCAGGTCAACAGAAGCCTGTTCCTGGACAACGAGCGCGCCCGTCGCCGTGCTGCTCATGTCCTCGATCAGCGACCCCGGGAGATCGGCCGTCAAGCCTGGTGCGCGCGCGACGGCGACCGCCAAAAGCTCGGCGTTCAGATCGTCAGGGCTGGCGGCGATTGCGCCGGAAGTCGTGATGGTTGGCATCAGTCGTAGACCTGGGATTGAATGAGCGTGCCATCCTTGAAGACGGCTTCGATGTTGTAGGTCGGCTGTCGCGCGGTATTGTCCTTCGCGAGCGTGAGCATCGCAAAATAGGGCGCGAATTGGCCCTGCGTGCGCGCCACGGCAGCGTCCGGAACGATCTGCGTGATCACAGATTGCTGCGCTGGGATGCCGTAGTTTCCGTAGAAGGGGCTTTCGCCTTGTCCCAGGCGGAGCGTCTGCACCAGCGTGGCGAGCCACACGTAGCCGTCTTCCGTGATCCGGAACCAGTGACCATTCGCGTCGCGGCCATACGTCCTCATGCCGGTGCCCCCGAGTTGCCCGCGACGGGGCTGGAGCCGATATGGTAGCCGCCCGGCAGGTGCGTGTGAGACAGGAAGCTCTTGCCGCCGACTGTGAGCGTGGCGAACGAGCCCGCGCCACTGCAGGACAGCGAAGCGCAGCCGACACCGCCCACCACCGTCAGATCGCCACCAACAGCAGCATTCCCGGAGACTGCGAGCGTGCCGTTCATCACGGTGTCGCCGTTGACGGTCAAGTTCCCGTCGATGGTGGTCTGATCGGCTGTGATCGTGACGCCGCTCCCGTCAATCACGATGGTGACGCCCTTCCAGTTCAGCGAGATTTCATCCTCATTGAGGATCGCCTCCACATTCTCATCGATGGTGCGGATGATCACGCCGTTCGGCCCCTGGAGCAGAACAGCATTCGCGTCCGGGAGTACCCATGACTTGCGCCCGAGCGGGATGAACAGCATCGCCCCGAGGTTCGAAGGAAGCGACAGCGGCGCAAGCCCCGATCCCAGCTCGGTGATCCCACCCAGGCGCGCGCCAGCCGACACCACCACGCCCGTGTCACCCACCTGGATCGGCAGCATCACGTAGAAAGATTCCGCCACAGGGCATGTCACCCGGGGAAGCGTGGCCTCGCCGCTGTTCACGTCGAACGCGACGGTGACGATGGCGTTCTCGACCGCGACGACATGGCACGGCCACGCCTGGCCGGCGAGCTGCTGGCCGTCTTTCACACCCTGCGCGATGGTGCGCGGCAGCGAGCGAGAAAGCGGCTTCTTCTGAGAGATCGAGGTCATTGTGAAGAGGCGTAGGTATCGACCAGCGTGCACCACGAGTCTGCCGATGTTGATCGGCTGTTCCCGAGGTGGCGGATGCTGCGGATCTGGAACTGACCCTGGAATGCGGTCTTGTTCCGGAAGCGCGTGAAGCTGTTGGGTGTGTTGATGACGTTCGTCCCCTGCGGCATCGTGATGAGGTCGCCCACGTTCAGGTCAGCGCGAAGGACGGTCTTGAACTGCATCGTCCCCGCATCAATCCATGTCGGCTGCCCGATGAGATCGAGGAAGCTGATCGGCTTCGCCTTCGGCAGCGATGTGCCGTCGAACAGGTGGAAGCCGTTCGCGGTCGCGACGATCTGAGCCCCCAGGTAGGTCGGATCCGGATTGATCACGTGGCTCGTATCGCTGACCCAGCGCGCGAACTGCGGGAGCGTTTTGTAGCTGAAGGGTTGATCCTCGGTGTAGACGAGAGACGAACTCCACGAGCCCGTCACCACCGCTCCCGGGAACGCGATCTGCAGAGCCTGCGTCACGGCCGCCTGCAGCGTCATGCCCTTGCGCCAGTTGAACGTCAGGTTCACTGGCTTGACGTCCGTACCAGCCTTAGCCGTCACCATCAGCTCCAGCGAGGATTGCATCCCCTGCCAGTTGCCGAAGCACTGAAAGACCGACCCCTTCAGCAGCACGCCGGCCTGAGCCGGGTTCGCCAGCGGCAACCCCTTCGCCATCCCGCCGTAGATCGTGATGTCCGCGTCATTCAGGTCGTTCGCCTGCTGGATATCCGCGAAGTTCACGCCCGATATTTTCAGGTACGCATTCCCCGCCGGATCGCCATAAGCGTAGGCCGGGATGTCGAATTCAACCTGGAGGGCGGCCCCGTTGATCGTGCCGTCCGGCTTGAACGCTGAATACAGCGCCAGCACGTTGTCGGTTCCGGGCGCGGTGATTCGAATGAAGTAGGCGCGCATTATTGTCCGACAGCGGTATGCCCCTCACTAGAGATTGCAACCCACTTATCGACCCCGTTGCTCGTCAACACCCAATTCGTCCCACCGCTGGGCATCGCGGGAGAAGAACTCCAGCTCACGCCATCCGTAGAGAATCCGACCAATTGACCGTCATTCGAAACGGTCAAGAAATATCCGAGGCCGAACTCAATCGAATACCAATTGGCGCCCGGCAGCATTCCCACGATAGCCCCGGATGGGGTGTCGTGACTGCTCCACGTGACCCCGAGATCACTGGATACCGATACCTTCGTGAGTTGCCCTCCGACCGGGTTCTGAGAGGCGACGAACGTACCATTTCCGAATGCGATGCGGGCCGTCGTGTTCAGTGAACTCGCAATTACTCCGCCGGCCACCCACGTATTACCGTTGTCGCTGCTGAGTAACGTGTGCCCGGTGTCGAGGGCGGCCAAGACGAATACCCCATCGCCGAAACCCGATGCGCCCCACTCACCAGAAGGCACACTCCTGGACGTGAAGTTGATACCGTCGGGCGAGTTCTGGATTGCACCAAGGGCGTCCCCGGCCCCGGCGCTCACCACAAAATGACCATTACCCGCCGCCACCACCTGACAAATTCCGTTGGGCCACGAATTCACCGGACTCCATGAAACACCATTGTTGGATGAGTGCGCCGCCGCATTCGTGGTGAACCCATCCGATGTGAATAGCGTCACCCCGTCCTGATAGGCGGAACTCGCGGGCAGGATATTGTGTCCGAAATTATTCTGGACGAAGGTCGGGGTTGACCACGTCACGCCATCCGGCGAACTCGAATATCCGAGGAAGCCGCCGAACATTTGACATTCTGCGATCCATACGCCATTTGCGTACGTGATGCTTCCCCAATAATTGACGCCGGTCAGCGTCGGGCCGGCCGTCCAAGTGGGAGGAGACGCCGGAGGCGGAGGCGGCGGGGGCGGCGGAGGCCCCGGCGGGACGTAGGCGGGCGCAGGCGGTCGCGCGAGCGGCACCGCCGGAATGCCCGGAATCTCGAAGACCTGGCTCGACTCCCGATAGATCATCGTCGTCTCGAAGTAACCGAGCGTGAGGCTCACGTTCGCGAACGACGGCGACCCGATCAAGGGGCGCGACAAAACAAGAGTCCCCGTCAGGTCGTAGATGTTGACGTAGAACCGCTGCGCGTACGCATTGAACGTGCAAATCACGTTGTAGGGCGCGCCATCGAGCGTGCACTGGAACTGGAAGTTCGCACTCGCAGACGGGGTGAACGGAATGATCGTGGAGGCCATTCGATCAGCTCAAGGCGGAAGTATTGACGGGGCTCGCAGGCTGATTCGTCTGCGCGTTGCCGATGGACGTGGAAACTCCGCTGTTCCTGATCGGATCGGACACCGGCAGGCCGTTCGCGAGTTTGTTGTAGAGGTTATTGAAGGACTTCGTGGCGGCCTGCTGCGTGATCAGCGGCTGCACGAAATCCCACTGGAAAACCCCTTGCACCTTCTTGTCCCCGGCGTTCGAGATATCCCGCAGATTCAGCAGCAGGCAGTTCTCGTAGATATTGCCTGGGGTGGCAACCGTGAAGCTGCCGCCCGCGAGAATGTGCGCCGTGAGCTGCTGGCGGATGCGCGTGATGATCGCCTGGATCGAGGGGTAGCTGTTCTTCGCGTCCGTGCGCGCGGGGCACGTCATCGACAGGCTGACCTTCAGGGCGTTCTGCAGCATCGCATTCGCGGCCATGTTCATGGACGCGAACGGGTATTCGGCCGCCGAGAAGTCCACCAGCGTCCCGCCGGGCAGCGGCCGGAAGTGGGCGAAATACTGGCTGTCGTCGGCGTAGTTGATCGTGTCGCTTCCCTCGGTGAGCGTCAGGATCGTCTGCTGGCCGTTCGGCAGGTTCGCCGCGATGCCGCCGACCATCAGGATGGGCGCGAGCTGGTAGGCCCGCTTGAACTCTTGCATCGACATGGGGTCAGTGCGCCAGGGCTGCGACCGAGGCTTGCGCGCTGCCGCCGGTCTGGTTGTCGATCACCACCTTCACGCCGCCGGCCGTGAAGTTGCTGCGGCCGTTCTCTTGCTTCGTGATCGCGACGATCAGCTTCGCGAGCTGCTCCACGCTCGTCGGATCGAGCTGCTGATCCGCACCCAGGCCGGTCGCCTTCGAGACGTTCGCGATGTAGGCGGCCGTGTTGTTCTCGTTCCCGGGTGCGTACTTCGAAATGATGCCCCGGATCGTGCGCAGGCCGTCGCGGTTCTCGTAGAGCTGGAGCTGGTGCGCGAGCGCGCGAATCCCCTCGTCGTCGTTCGCGAAGGTCTGAAAGCCGGTGGTCGATCCGGGGATGCGCAGGTTCCCCGGGTTGTGGTTGCGCTCAGCGAGTGGAACGTGGCCGGTCAGGTGATCCCACGCGGCGCCATAGACGCGGCCGGCCGCGCGCAGCTTCTCCATGAACGTGGCCGGAGGCGCGCCGGCCGCCGGCATGCTCGACGCCGTGCCCTGCGACAGCTCGGCCTTCACCGCCGACTGCGGGAACAGCTTCGCGAGGTAGGACGCCATGGTGTGGATGGCGCCCATGAACGTTTCCACGTCGTCGCTGAATTCCTTGCTGCCCAGGTACGCGCCGAGCTTCTGCAGGGCGTTTCCGACTTTCTCGATCCATGCCTGGAGGCCGCCACTCGACACGAACGCGTCGATGGCCTTCGCGATGCCATTGGCGAAGTCCGTCAGGTACGGCGTCAGCTTCGTCAACCCCTTCAACAGGGACACCTCGATCTCCTGGCTCGCGCGATGCAGCGAGGTCAGGAAGTCTTGCCACGAGCGCCCCACCTCGTCGCCTTCGAGGAGCTTCGCGCGGTCGCGGCGATACGCTTCGATGGTCTGCGACAGCTCGGACTCGCTCAGCGACGATAGGCGCCGCAGATCATCGATCCCGACCAGCTCCGTCAGGCCACGCGCCTGGGCGCCCTGCAGCGTCCCGCCGCCGGCCCGGAACGCCTGGACGATCTTCGGCAGGATCTCGGGCAGGATGTCGCCCGCGTTCTTCCCGTTCGGGTTCTCGCCGAGGGCATTGAAGATCCAACGCTTCGAGAGGTCGGACTGCGCGCCCGCGATGTTCGCCAGCGCCGATTCCGGGTCGATGTACTTCCCGAAATTCACGTTCGCCGCGCGAAGCTCGCCCGTGTTGATGCCCAGGCCCTGGGACTGCCGGCGCATGCTCGACGCGTTCGCGGCCAAGCCGCCCAGCCCGAAGCCAGAGGCGACCGCCGAGAAGGCGACCCACTTGGCCGCGCTGTAGGCGGCCGAGGCTGCATTGCGAGCGATGTCCGCTGTCCACTTCGCCGAGTCGCGCAGACCCTTCATGGACTCGGCGCGCTCGCGGCGCGCGTCGTCGCGGGCCTTCGATTGGAGCGCGAATTTCTTCCGGTCTGCCTCGAACGCCTCCTGGCGCGCCTTCTTCTCGGCCACGGCGTCGTCGCGGGAGCCCTTGGCGAGCTTGCTTTGCTTGGCCTGGGCGTCCGCGACCTTCTTCTTCACCCCGAGGGACTTGGCCTCCGCGTCAGCCGTCTCCGCGATCTCCTCGGCGAGCTTCTTGTTGTCGATGCGAAACTTCGCGAATGCTGCAGCGAAGGCCTGGAACTTGGAGTCCTGGACATCGATCTCGACCACGCTTTTGCGATTCGTCATGGCGCAGATTCTCTCAGGCGGGAGGCTTCGGGGCTAGGGCTCGAATCAGGTGTCGCATGCGATACCTCTGCGCGTCACCCGCGCCGAGGTCGCCGAACCACCAGCTCACGAGCCGGTCTAGGCAATGATCGATGACAGATTCGGGGCCGGCTCCTCGGTCGAATCGACCTTCATCGACTTCACGTAGGAATCGATGAAGTCCGTACAGCTCCAGGAACCAAACTCCCAATTCAGCGATTCCGCGATCACCGGCAGCATCGTCTCCACCAGGGGGCGGGGTGCAACCTTGAGCGCCGCCGTAAAAAAAACGAGGCTGTTCAGCACCTCCAGGGCTTCGTCCTCGTTCAGGATCTCGCCCCTCTTCGCGACCGTGAACGGAACCGACTTCCAACCCCCTCCATCCGGGTCGGCGTAGCTGACCATCGTCAGGCGCTCGATCTCGGCCACGAGCCCGAGCTGGACGCCGCCAGGCTTGTCCCAGGTCTTCGCGCGCACGGCGGCCGACTTGAGGGCGCTGTAGGCGATCTGCGGGCCGACGAGGGCCAGGTGAACCGCGCCGTCGTCATCCTTGCCGTAGCAGGCTTTGAAGACCGCGCCCAGCTCCTGGAAGAACAGCTCGAACGTGTCGCGCGTGATGGGCATGCTGTACACCAGCACGGAGCCGAACTTCTCCGTCTCGATGGGGAAGCCCAGGCGCAGGTCTTTCGTGATCTTCATGACGTGTCCAATGAAAAACGCCCCGGCGGGGCCGAGGCGTCATTGTCGCGCAGAACGAGCCCGATCAGCTCGAAGTCCAGAGATCGCGGTTCGTGTAGTAGATGCCCTGGAAGCGCACCACGTACGTCGGATTCTGGCCGTCGAACGGGCCGGGCGCGGCCGTCAGGAGCTGGCAGTTTTCGAGCTGCCAGGACTCCATCGTTTCGGAATCGCCGATCACGTTCACCGAGCCGAGGCGGTTGTTCGTCTCGATCTGGTTTTTGTAGGCGTTCGCGAGCGCCTGCGTCTTCAGCAGGTGCATCTCGACCGTGGCGATCTGGTACGGCTCGGGCGAGCCGACGCCGCCCGTCAGCGTCGGCAGGAGGTGGCCGGCGTCGCCCTCGAAGGTGATCGAGATCGCCTCCTTCGCGAGGAACGGCGTCGTCACGCCCAGGCCGGGCAGGTCGGCGAAGACCACGGACGCCCTCAGGCGGTTCAGATTCCCCTGGTTGATGGGAGCGACCATGGCTTAGGTTCCCTGCGCGATGTTGGAGACGACGAGCGAGATCACGATCTGCGTGAAGCCGCGCGCCGGGGTGAACGAGAGCGAGAGGCCCGCGTACTTCCCGATGGCGTAGTCCCCCGGCTCCTCCGCGACGTAGGTCGTGAAGGGGATCGCGCCGACCGTGGGCTTCGGCGAGTTCAGCACGAGGCCGAACGCGACGCCGTTGTTCACCACCTGTTGCGCGACCTTCTGCAGCCGGTCGATGCCGTTCTGGTTGTAGTACAGCGGATTCGTGGGGTTGTTCGAGCCGTTGATGACGGCCGCCGACAGCGCGCGATCCTGGTTGATGATCATCCAGTCCACGCTGTACCAGTAGTTCCACGGGTTCAGGTCGCCGAACTGGCCGTTCACGATCAGCCGGTTCGAGATCCCACCCTCCGCGCCCGTGCCGATCCAGTTCAGGCCGGCGGCCGTGAACGTGGTGATCTGCGTGGGCGACAGGACGTAGGGCGTCACGCCCGAGACGTAGCGGAACGACAACGGCGCGACCAGGCTGACCGGGCCGGGGTCGGCAACCAGCGTCTGGTAGAACACGGCGGCGGCCGAGAACTCGGTGATCGGCGCGTCCGGGCTCTGCAGCATGAGGAATTGCGACTTCACCGGGATCGTCGTCCAGTTCGCGTAGTGCGCGATGGAGGTGGTCACGAAGAAGTAGACCGAGGCCGTGGTTCCCTCGTACTGGCGGAACAGCGTCGGCGCCGTGGCTTCCGTGTCCCACGTCTGCGGGACGAGGTAGCTGTAGAAGCGGATCGACGGGTTCGCGAGGTACGTGCCCAGCGCTGTGACGCCGTTCGCGGTCGTGTCGGTGCCCAGCTCCAGGACGTAGACGGCCTGCTGCGAGCCCTGCGCGAAGAACGTGTTGCCGGCGGCCTGCAGCTCGGTGACGGCTTCGAGCTGGAACGTGCCCGGCGTCGTCTCGGCGCCGGGGTTCGCGGCCAGCGGGTAGGTCACCGTGTCGGCATCGGTCGCCGTCACGGAGAACGTGCCCGAGTAGCCGCTGGGAACCTGGCCGGCGAAGGTGGCGCGCACCGTCGCGCCTACGGGGATGGTGTGCGGGGCCGCGAGGTTGGCGGTCGCCGTGCCCGAGGCCCAGGTGATCGAGGACACCGCGATGGGCGTCTTCAGGATCGCCGTCAGGTCGGCGAGCTGGCTGATCAGCGCGGTCGCGCCGTTCGCGAGCGTCGTCGCCCCCTGGGAAATGAACGCCCCCGTCCGCTGCAGGGTCGAGGGCGTGCTGGCGACCTGCTGCGAGACGTTGACTATCACGATGGCGTTACTCACGCGGCACCTCCGAATTGGTCATGTTGGCCTTTCGAGCGAAGCCGTTGCCTCGCATCATTTCCGATTGTCGCGCACGCCACTCCGGAGAGCGAATGCGCGACGCGATCTTGTTCCCCATCATGCGAGCGCTTCTTTCTGCCCGCTCCGCCTCATCCGCCACGCGACCAGCCGCATTCCGATTCCCGCGAGCCGATGCCGCTTTTCGGCGCTTCGTCTCCTCGCTATCCTTCCAGCCCGAGCGGGTTGGAGTTTCGGGCGACCAGTTGTAGACCGGTCGGAACCGCGACATCCAGAATCCCTCCCGGGCAGTCCTGTCATCACCCGATTCCGTGCCGTCGAAGCGCTCCAGAATCTCGAAGACGAACGCCCGCTCACCGTGGGCGTTGAATGCGTTCTGCAGGTATCGTGAATGGTGCCTTCCCGCCCTCAACGCGCAGAGGTGAGTCGATTTGCGCGAGCGCAGATTCACGGTTTGACCGACGTAGCAATTACCGCTGTCCTCATGGACGATGCGATAAATGCAACGAACGTCGGCCACACCACACCCAGGTTCAGTTGTAGTAGGCGACGAGCGTCTGGCCGGTGCCCGGAACGACCACGAGACCGGTCTGGAACGCCACGTTCAGATCGACGGCACCGACCTCGTTCGGGATGGCGGCCAGTTCGTTCGCGGCAGCGGCGGCGCCCGTGGTGGCGCAGTCGTTGACGGTGCCGGCAGCGCTGCCGGCGACGAGAACCTGGATCTTCAGGACGCGACCGGCGCCGACCTTCAGGACGGTCGCGGCCGTGATGTTGAGGCGGCGACCGCTGACGGGGACGTTCATGGTCGGGATCGGGTACTGCGGCATTTCTGCTACTCCGTTGTGATGGTGATGAAAGCGGATTCGATCAGCTTGCGCGCTTCGTCCCGGGCTCGCGCCTGGTAGTAGTTCACCTGCAGATCCATCGTCTTTTCCTGGGCGATGATCCCGAATTCCGATTGCGGTTTCTTGCCGTCGACGGGAACCGGGATGCTCATCGCTCCGTAGGCCTTGCCGTCGCCGGCATCGCCCGAATTCTGCAGTAGAGCACGCTGGAAGTCCAACACGCCCGCATTGCGGACGCCGTAGAACGTGAAGCGCACGATCTCCTGAGAGAGCTGCGTCTGCGAGAAGTCGGGGCCGTACATCGGCGAGGCGCCGATGCCGCTCGTGTCGCCGATGTCAGCGGCCACGTAGGGAGGAATCGCGTTCTGCGGCACGAGGAATGAGGGGTAGACCGGCAGGGCGTCGGTGGACATCGCCAGCCAGAACGGCAGCGAGTTCGACACCACGTTGTCCGCCGGGATGTCGGACGGGCTCGCAATGAACTGCGAGGCCTCGAAGGGCAGAAGCGCGCGGCCGGTGTAGTGCCAGATCGCAGCCTGGTCGTAGCGCTTTCGCTGGCCGTTGAACGCCGCGAGCGAGCCGTTCGGCAGCTCGAACACATACAGCAGATCGGCGGCGACCTGCTCGAACTCGATCACCTGCTCCTCGGACGTGAAGATCACATCCTGCCGCGCGTAGGACTCAGCGACATCCTGGATCGTCGTCTGCGACAGGTGCAGGCTTCCCGAAAGGGAGAGCGTCAGCGCCTGGCTCGTGATGGGCGGCGACACGCTGGCGGCCGGCGCGTAGAACACGAAGCCGTCCGCCGGCAGGACAAGGCGTTTGTACAGCGTGAACGTGAACTGCTGGCGCGCCGAGAGCTGCTCGACGCCAGCGCGCAGGGCCGCGCCCATGCCGGCATTGGGGGCCTTCGAGGCTTCAGCGAGGGTCATGCTTCACCGCTCGGCGTGCTGTTGGTGTCCACCCACGCCGTGGTAGCGGCGCGAAGCGTGCCCGTGTCGATGAACGACGGCCGGCGTCCGCCCTTCTTCAGCTTGAGGCGGTGGTTCACGCCCTTCAGCGCGGCCTCGGTGGGCGTGCCGCGAACGCCGATCTTCTCGATCTCGGACGTATCCAGGAAGATCACGAAGTCCTTCGCCACGTCTTGCTCGGCGGCGGCGAACGGGTTTTCCGGCGCGGGCGCGCCGGCCAGCATGTTGTCGATGGCGTCCTGGAGGCTGTCTGCACACTGCTCGCCGATCTTCTCCAGGTTCGCATCCACGAAGACCGAATACAGGCCGTACTTCGCCTCCAGGATGTCCGCCAGGTCGCCCGTGGTCAGCCCTTCCTTCCCGCCGTTCGGGTGTGGCAGGTCGATCACGCCCAGGTGAAGCGTGGGCATCAGCTGAGCCCCCACAGCGGCCCGAGCGACATCAGCGTGGCGATGGCGTTGCGGCCGTAGGGATCCTTCACGCGCTGCAGATCCTGCAGGCTCAGATCCGACAGCGAGCGACCGACCGTGAGGGACGTGGACGTGCCCTCATCGGCCGTCGCCGATATCACGCC